ACCATGTTATATTGTGATCTGGTTTTATACTTATTAAATCTGCCGGTCAAGTCATTGCTGTAACTTGCTGATTTTTAGTTGTTATCACTAGCGCCGATAACATTTTTAAGTGTAAGGTTTAAAGGCGTAGTAGACGGCTTGATAATATTAATATCGCCGGCATTAGACGCTAGCAAAACAGCCTTTTTACGAGCTAACTTCTCCAGAAAATCAAAGGCATTTTGCCCAACTCTAGCAGATAATAAATCCTCCGCTTTGTTAAACGGGCTTAAGTTGGCGCTATCGGTAACTGCAATGTCTGCGCCCAAATTGCTGACAACCTTTTCAATAACCTGCTTAAGCGTTGCTGCTCCATCGAGCTTGGTGTTTTCTATGGTTGAATCTATTATGTCGCTAGTCTTATCCCTTCCTTCAATAATAATAGAATGAAGATTCGCGCTATATTCAACATCAATTGAATCAATAAACCCGTCGATCACAATTATATCATTTACCGTAATTTTGCACGCCTCACCGCCTTTAAATGGCAACCCAAACCCTTCTACATCAACAGCAGAGAACGAAAAAGCCCCCGCCATGCTATCCATAGATAAAATAACTTCCGCTTTTGTGAAGTTAATATAAGATTTACCTGCAACTTGTAGCGCAATCATGCTGACAATACCTTAACGTCACCTTCATAAAAGCTCACGTTACCGTCATCGTTCAGCTCTATAAGATCGTCACCAAATTCATCATTGCCATAGTAAGTGAACGCTAACACTCTAGCAGGCGTAGCTACTGTCTTTACGGTAAGAACTTGGTTTACACTCAATCTTATCTCGTCAAATAATGATTGCACGTCACTACGCAAATTACTAAGCGCTTCAAGTTGATCGCCGGTTAAATCTAGCGATACTTTCGCAAACTGAGCTTCTAATATGTCAGCAGTTGACGATACATCATCAGTATTTTTAAACACGATACTAGCCGCATTCTGATAAGCATAGCCAAGCGAAGCCGACTGCATATAAGACTTTATGGTTTTGCTGTTTTGCTTTCTCTCTATAATTGAGGCCGTAACTAAATTAGGCTGAGGCGTAGCGTCATCATCAAAATCAAAGAAGCCCCTAAATACTTCAACGGTAGATTCAGCAGAAGCATACAAGCCGTTTGCCGTCAAAAATAGATTGCTAACACTATCCGCTAAGGCTTGAGGCTTATTAGTTAATGATAATATCGCAGAAGAATAATCGTTTACCAATCCTGAATAAGCATTAATGGTATCTGTTACTTTTTGTACCACTTTTGTTTTTTCGTCAAAATAAGATTGAGTCCGATCCAGCATTGCCTTTGCATTAGTAAAGGCATCAGGAAAGAATACATTATAATCATCGACAATGGATTGGCTTAAACTGGCTTGTAGCGTTGCGTTAGATGCATTAACAATGCTTGTAGACGATGTATCAACCAACGGCAAGCCGTCAGTATTCGACACCTCAAACGACATTAAGAATGTAGCCTCGCCCACTTGAGAAATATCTTCTACAAGCGAATAGGTGCGAGCGGCTACATTCTCAATATTACCGAAAAAAGGGTGAACAAGTAACCCGGTTCCACCTTCTTCAAGCGCAGTAATAAGGCTGTTTTTCTTTTGTGTGTAATTCGGCTCGCTGATAAATCCAGATATACTATATGACTTAGGCTTTAAACCCAAATCTTCTATATTCTGCCTGTCTGAATTAGGGAATTCATGCTTTAAATCTTTTCGCCCGCCATCAACAGACGATGATTTAATGCGGAATTCAGCGCCCTTATAACTACCCGCATATAGCTCATCAATAATCATAACGAAGCGCCCATACTTAAGCCTAAGTTCATTGGCGAGCCTTTCTTGACAGCCGTAGTGGATGCTACAACACCTTTTGGCGCATTTAGATTAATATTAACGTCAGCCTGTGATTTTGTGCTGCTATTAGCATCAATTCCTAGCTTCTTATCGCTAACATCAAAACTTATCTTTTTCTCAAACTCAATAAGTTTGTTTTCAAACCCTTCAAAACCAAGCGCTGACATAGCCTTAGCTGCCATTTTCATGGGAAATATAAGAAAATCTATAATACCGTTATAAATGCTCTTTAACCCGTCAATCATAAAATCCTTAAAGTCGCCCCACAACAATGTAGCACCACCCACAACACCATCCCAATTTTTGTATAGCATTACGCCAGCAGTTATAAGCAAACCTACAGCAGCAATAATAAGAAGAACCGGAAGCGATAAGAACCCAAACGCAATTGCTAGGCCAGAGACAGCGAAGGCAACAGCACCTATTGCTATGGCAAGCGGCGCAAGCACAGCAATCAACCCTACAATTATAATAATAGATTTGGTCATCATAGGATTCGCGGCAGCGAAAGCCCTAATCCTATCTGGCAGGGTGGTCAAGTTATTGCTTAGAGACTCCATGCCCTTATTTAGTCCGAATGTTTTTTCTATAACCTCGCCAATAGCCGCCGCCGTCAAACCTAAATTATCTTTTAGAGTAGAAAACCGTCCAGCCAATGTCTTAGATTGCTTTTCTGTTTGCTTAAAGAAAACACCGCCTGAGCTAGTCATTTTAACTAGGGCTTTCTGCATAATGCCAAAACTTATTTTTGACTCGCTGGCAAGCTTGAATACTTGCTGCTTACTAATATTTAAACCTTCCGCCAAAATATCAATGATAGGTATGCCACGCTCTGCAAGCTGTAAAAGCTCTTCGGTCATGAGCTTGCCTTTCGCTTTAGCTTTACCGAAAATTTGTGCCATATCACTTAATGGAACATTTGCGCCAGCACTTAAATCACCTAGCATTCTAAGTGTTGGGATCATATCTTTTTGGGACACTTTAAAAGCAAGTAATTGTTTTGCAGCCTTGCCTACACCCGCTAACTGAAACGGGGTGGTGGCTGTAAAATTGGTAAGGTCTTTCATTAGGTCTTTAGCTTTGGAAGCAGACCCAAGCATTGACTCAAAAGCAACGCCTAATGTTTCTAAATCGGCGGCTTGCTTTAATGCGACACCACCAAGGATTGATAATGGCAAAGTTACACGGGCAAATAAAGACCCACCTACACCCATCATTTTGGAGCCGAAATTCTTAGCTTGAATGGAAGCATATTTAAGTGCGCCACCAGCTTCTCTAGCTTTTCTTGACATGTTAGAGAGCTTTGATTTTAACCCTGTTGCTGCACGCGCCGCTTTATTAGCTTGGCCGCTAAACTGATCACGTAGACGTATAAAATAGGAAACATCGAAATTAGCCATTCTTTTTTCTTCTCGCCTTCTCTATTTTTTTGGCTTCATCGTTAATGATAGAAACCTCGTCTAGTGGCATAGACCGTAATTCACTATAACCTATACCACCTTCAAAAAACGCCGCTATCTGCACAAAAGAGCGAATTAAGCTTTCTTCATCTTGGCTAGTGCAGAAGCTAGAGTAAAATTTACTAGGTAAGTGCCTGTCATTAACTCTAGATCATCAGCGGATAGCGTTTCCATGATTGGCTTGGTAAACTTCTGTTCGCCATCAACCAAGGCCACACCACTACTGAATAGCTCGATAGCCGAAAGTAAAACGAGATACATATCAACGTCCGACATACTCAGCATCGCCATTACATCACTGGCTTCCATTTCCTTCTCTACCGCGCCATCTTCTTTAGCTTCTGCGCTACCCTGCAAAGAGTTTAACGCACGAAAGAACGATTGTTTTAAGAAAGTCGTGTGCTTCAATTGCTTGGATGATGGTGCGACTAGCTGAACGAATTCAGCCGCGATCTCGTCGCCATCCTTCGCATACAATACCGTTTTGTCTTGTAATGTATAAAGGACTTCCATATTACACCGCCGCGTCAGATTTGAATTCGATTTCTACAGTAGTGTCGCTACCCAAAGCCACTTCGTAATCATTTAAGATTGCAGCCTTTTTAAAGGTGCGACGAAAAGTCTTGCCGTCTACTGATCCAGTCAAGGTAACAGTGTTAGCGTTGCCGTTTGTTTTCCATGCGCGAAGAAGCTTTACCTGATCAATATCGGGATAAACCTCAAATTTAACCATTGAAAAAGTACTCTCTAAATCTTGAGAAAATACCTGTTCAACAGAAGCGCCGCCAATACTAGCGGCACGCATGTTTTGTTCACCGAAACCTTCTGTATAGCTTACTGAGTTTGGCACGATACCGACAGGATCATTGTTGACCGCTACCGCAATATTACTTAGTGGTTTCATTTCTTAACCCTCTGTGGTGAATGCTAGTTGCATAGATACGTTAATGGTTCGCAACTGTGTAACAATAGGCACGATCATGGTAACTGTGGCCTTACCTAGTGATAGGTCGAGAGTCACCGAAATATTATCGTTGAAGAATTGTAGAGCAGTCTCGCCAGCTTGCAAGATAGTTAGTTCTGACAAATCTGCATATAATTCTGTTAAATAAGCTTCAATAGATGCCGCATTTGCGATATCACGACCACGAATCAAGTCACCCTCTGTTAAGCGAGACTGTGCAAAGCGTTTCTTTAGGTTATTCCAAAAATATTCACGCGCCGCACTTGCTGTATCAACATAGTTTAAAAACTTAAACGATGTATCTGGATTGCCAGCGCTATCGGTTTTGTATGTTGTAACCACTTCACCCATGATAGATGCGTTATTAGCGCGGTTATTACCAAAGATTGTAACGCCAGAAGTTAACAAGCCTTCAATTTCTGTACGGTCAAACCCTTTACCTGTATCGGTCAAAGGCAGATTAGGCAGCAAAGTATTAAAATAAGGCTTAGATGCTAAAGCAGTTCCACCAAACGAATCTAAAGCACCGTTAGCGCTTAATACCAGCTGAGCAATGTTAGCGTCAGTGGTTAAGCGTAAAGATCGCTCAGAAGCGAATTGTGCAGCCTTAATGTAAGGCAATTCAACCTTAGACGCGCCCTTATGATTAGTTCCGGTTTGAGTTTCATCGCCAAGCAAAACAAGTGATTGACTGTTCAATGCCGCAGAAGTAGATACAAGGTTTGCGTAAGTATCAACGATAGGGATAACCGCAATACCATCTTGCACAGCGTTGGTCACATTAAAGCGAGCATCTAAAAGGGTTTTAACTGTAGCTACATCTGAGGCATAAGGCCAAACAATGGTTTGGTAACGCTCATCCCCAATGACATCTAAAACGCTTGTCAATGTTGGATCAGTTGCACCGCTTGCCATGGCTGTAGTCGCCACAGAAATGCCAGCAACCGCGCCAATCAACTGCAATGGGATAAAGTTACCGATAGTGCCATCGTTATCAGCAGTAAGGGCGACCGTTCCTGTAGTGTCAGCAGCAGTAACAGGGCATTCGAGATTAGCTAAAATAGCCGTCTCAAGCAATACACCTAGAGATGCAGCAGAAGCGCCAGAGGCAACCGCAATAGTAAATGTATAATCTAGCTTAGAGCCTACAACAAACTTAAGCGTACCAGCTTCCGTAGCTGTTCCGGTGATAGCAAAACTACCGCTTGCCGGTGTACCCGTTGCGTCATCTAAAGAGATAGCGTCAAACTGAGTGACTTTGTTCAAAGCCCGTGCCGCCCTAATCATTCCTGCTAGTTGAGAGTTAGCGCCGTAAAGCGTATCCCATGAGCTATCATTCTGTAGCGCTTCGTTTAATTCGCCAGCAGTAGAAGTGCCAGCCGCGACCTTTTGCCCCACAAACAATACTTTCTGCGCGACATTTGCAACAACTGTGTTAGCTGCAATGATGTTAACGGTAACATCTGGTTGAGATACCATAGTCATAATTTACTCTCCACTTTTTTACTTTTGTATTGTTTTTTGACTATCTCAATACAGTTGTCAATAACAGAATCTTTTAAGCGTTTTCGCCAAAAAGAATCAACGGGAATCCCACCGACA